GACTAAAGATACCACGCTCACCTGCTTTGGATTCATACAAGGTCTGCATCTCGTTGAGGAACGCTTCGAAGTCTGGCTTCTCTGTGTACGCCACTGAGTTGTTAGCCAATCTACGGTGACCTTCATTCTCCCACCAAGCACCTGACTTAGCCTTAGCCATACGACCATCGGAGAGGTTGGACAAGCTAATCAAAGCTGAACGTCTAACACCACCTACAACTACAATGTCAGCAATCTTACAAACTACATCGTGACACTCAATGCTGGTCAGCTTACGGCCTTCAGCTTTCTGGAAGATTTCAACACAGAAATTAAACAAGTCAACCAAAGGCTGTGGGCCTGACGCTCGACCACCAAAGGTCTCTAGGCGCTCACCTGCTGCCCGCACACCTGAGATGTCCCACTTAGGGATCTTACCAGCGTACAGCATAGCGATTAGCTCACGGAACGCACTAGCCCACCCTACCTTGCTGTCACCTACTACAATGGTTGTGTCAGTCTTGTGGAATGACTCAGCGACTACTGGTAGCTTGGTAATGAAGTTACGCTCTACGCTAAACCCTACGCCTGTGCCACACATAAGTACATACATTAGCTCATCAAAGCTACGTGGTGAGTCAATGGCTAGGTAGGAGCAGTTAAAGCCTGCTACGTTATCCTTGTCTAGTGCTACACCTGCTGTCATAAGGCAGCGCATTGATGGCATTACTTCTAAGTCATGGATAGCGTTAAACAGCTTCTTAGCGGTCTTGTCGTCTATCTGACCACGGTTAGACCAGAAGTCTACGTAACGCTGTACCGTCTCTGCCCATGTCTCTCTACGGCCTTCCTCTTGCATCCATCGTGCGTAGCGGCTCTTGTGTATAAACTGTTGGTACTGTTCCATTATTTCTTATCCTTAGATTTAGGTTTGTCTTTATTCTTCTTGCCAAAGATAGCGTCGTAGTTATCTTCATACTTCTTCTTGTCTGTGGGGCGTGTAGCTGAACCCTTACCCCCGTGTGTCTGACCTGTAGCCATTATTTACCTCCTCCGCAACCTTCCGTATCGCAAACAGGAAAGTTCTGACAACCTAAGTGTTCTTCCTCGTTGTAATCGTCCTCTTCATCACCGTAATTAAGCCTTACAAAAAAGTCATTGTCTTCTACGTCAAGTGCTAGTTTTTGGGAAATAAGACCAGAGACCTGAAGAGATTTAAGAACATCCTCGTAACCTACATCATCTCCAAGTAACCACGCTAACTCTTGTATCGAATTTGACACACTAACTATTTTCCAAGTTGCTTTGTTAAACGCCATCAGCTATTCTCCTCATTTTCAAACACTACTTGATTTAACAGTCGGGCTAAGTACCACTGAGCCTTCTGTAAATCTTCTACTTGCTTGCCTTTGTAGTCATAACGCCACAGGTACTTCATGCAGTTGCCCTTGAGGTAGCCTTTGAATGCAACACTGGACATGGACTCCTCTATTGCATCAATACATTCTATGTTACCTGTATTGTAGTGGTCAGGGTTGTTGACAACATCTTGTTCCTCGTCGTCGTCGTCAAAGGGATTCATTTCGGCTTCTGCCATGTCAAGATAAACCGTCATCAAAGACTCGTCTATTGTGCGCTTAGGGGCTTCTACCGGCGGGTGCTGCTTGCGTAATCTATCCCAGTCTTGGGGTGTTGCGTTATTAATGCTCATCCGTGTATCTCCCCTGTGTCGTCATAATCCATTTCATGGCACATCCTCTCTACGTCTCGTAAACATTCTTCGTAAGCGTCTTCAGATGCACCTAGTTCTAAAGCTGTTGACTTCCAAAACTCTAACTCATCGAACAACTTCTCGTTTTCAGTAATTAACTTTTTAAGATTATTCATTTTCTAATGCCTCTTCTCTTCTTATAATCCGATTGAACGAGATATTACCACACTTTGATATTTCTTGCACTAAATACCAATCATCGAAAGAAGAACCTTCAGGTCTTAAACATTTTAACTCACCATAATAAGGCGACTCAGGGTTCATGTCGTATGCGTCACAAGCCATCTTCTAATTCCTCTTCTCTGTATCTGATAAGCCTATCTTCAAAGGCGTTTAGTAAATCGTCAGCGTCTATTTCAAGTATCTCTAAGATAAGTATCTCATCGTTTTCCCTGACGAACTGTTCCTTGTATTCCTCAAATGTTAGTGACATTTCTTATCTCTCACATACTTAAGTAGTTCGTTACTTGTTTTAACAGTGAAGCAAGGAAAACCTTCTTTCTCACACCACTGGCTCATAGTCATCTTACTACCTTTACGTACCTTTGTCAATGGGTTGGACAACACAAAGACTAACTCCCACTCTGGCATAGAGTCTCTGATAGCCTTGTACTTCTGTGTGTCGCCTACTCTGAAGTAACCCTTAGCTTCTATCAGTATCTTCTTGTCTTCGTTCACAAAGTCAGGAGTGTACTTTCTGTGTGTTGTGTAAGGTAAGTTGTAAGGCTCATAGATAAACTCTTTGGTTAGTGCGTCTGCTAACGCTGACTCTAACCCTGACCTGTACTTCGTTTTCTTCTTAGTCACTGAGCTTCAACTCCTGTACGTTTGGCTCCTTCACTACCTCGCATAGATACTTAGGCTGGTAAGAGTAGTTAAACAAACGAAGCTTAGGGTAGCAGTGCTGCTTGTACTGACAGTAAGAACAACCCATTGCTAGTTGCATGTTACCTGACTTACCGTCTGGCTTAGGCTTATGGCACACTGCAACAGGCTCAGGCTTTTTTACCATCTCCTTGAGGTACTTAACCCTGTCAGCCACTGTACCGTTGAACTCCATGTCCACTTTAAACTCTGGGTCTGCTAAGTCGTACTTCAGGTAAGTAAGGTGGCCCACTGTCTTATCAATGGCTAACCAACCAATCTGTGTCTCGCCTTCTGAGTAGGCGTAGGCTTTAATCTGGTCTACGTAGCCAAAGGGGTCATCCCTGAGTATCTTACCTTCTTTAAACTTCTTGAAGCCAAAGCTACTTGCGGACTTGACATCTGTAACAACACCATCAATCTTACAGTCCATAGAGCCTCGAATACCTTCGACCTCACACTTCTTCTGTTCGTCTGTAACTGTATGACCTGACATACGGGTAAGGAACAACAGCAACTCCTCAACTAAATGACCGTACATAAACTTGACGTAGGTGTGTGGCTCAATCTTCTCTTTCTTGGTTCCGTTTACAACGTTCCAGAGGAATCTATCAGTGCGTCCTATGTTAGACAGGCGTAGCGTTCGTTTATCTTGACGCTTCTCCCTGCCAAACTCTGTGCGCATTAGAGCCTTTACGTTCTCACCAAACTTCTCTATCTCCGCTTCTACGTCTACTGAAGGGTCTGCGTCCTTACTCTCCATCATTGCGTAGATATCAGCTACTAGTGTCTCAGTCGTCTTGTTCATCTTCTTCTAACTCCTTGAATGCTTTGATAACGTCTGTTGAGAATAACTTCTGTAAATTAACCAAGAACATTCTACTTGCGTTGTTATCTCCACCACTCACTGTTTTGAATTTGTCAAGCCTTTTAACAATCTTCTTTAGGACGGGGGTGCTGAAGACTAACGTACAGTATTCTTCGTCTCCGATACAGAGGTTGTGAAACCAGTAGTCTGACTCTGTAGCTTCAATCCCTGAAGGCTTACCCCATGACTGGTACTCAATACAAATGTTACCAGTACGCTGCCACATGTCTTTCTCTGACTTAACCTCTATCTTCTTACCAGTAAGCATCTCTGCTATCTTGTCTTCTCTGACCTCACCGTAGGCCAAGTCAATGTCAAACTTCTTTCTATCAGCTTTGTTAGGTTTCATTTATACAGCCTTTTTTGTTTTAAATAAGTTGTTGAACCAAGCAAGCAAACGAGGTCTCTGGGTATTGGGGGACTTTCCTTTCATAATCTCGTAGACCGCCTCTAAACCTTCTTCCTTATATAACTGATGGTGGGGATGCTTAGGGTTACCCACTCTGTATCTCTTGCCGTCTACGTACATCCTTGTCTGGTTCTCTCTACTCCTATCCGACTCCTTAGTGGGTGTCTGCCCAGTTCTTCCCGACTTTGTACTCGCCTGCGAGGGGGCAGTTGAGTTTGTAGTGAAGTCCGGCAGCTTCAACACAAGCCGTTGCCAAGCGGCCAAACCTTTCTGCGTCTTTCGATTTAACTTCTGTCTGGATTTCATCATGTATGTTTCCTATTATCTTAAAGTCAATTTTATGGAGGTTAGCGTACTCTACCAGTAAACATAGGGCTTTCTTCATAACGATAGCACCTGCTGATTGAAGTAAGCTGTTTAACGCAGCATGTTCTGACCGGATTGCCACTCGTCTTCCATCCAATCCAAGAACATAACCTCTTCCAGATGCCACTGTAACCTGTTCTCGTAGTCTTCCAAGAGCTGGCGTATTTGCAAGGAACTTTTCTTTAAGTCGTTTACCGACCTTTGCAGTTCCTCCAACGATGCTTCCGATTTTTGAATCTCCTGCGCCGTATAGGAAAGCGTAGATGAAAGTCTTTGCTTGGTCTCTAGTCTCAAGGCCCGCAGCCAACTGGTTTGCTGTGTGAATATCTCCTGTGAGTATTTCATTAGTGTAGTCCTCATCCTTCATATAGTGTGCCAGCATACGTAACTCTAAACCGCTGGCGTCCATACCAACCAAGCTATAACCTTCAGGTACTGTCCAGCAAGCTCTACATTCTTGGCCGTAAGGCGAGTAGACTGCTGGTACTTGACCCATGTTGGGGCTTGAGTGTGTCATACGGCCCGTTACAGCGCCGTTAGCATTTACGTAACCGTGTACTCTATCGTCTTCTTTAACGGCTTCTATCCAGCTCTGCACCTGTGCGATACGCTTCTGCACTAACAGATACTCCCCAATCAACGCAGCCTCTGGTATACCCTTGACTTTGTTGAGTACCGACTCGTCTACAATCGGCTGACCCTTCTCAGTGAAAGACTTAGGTTTCCACCCAAAGTACTGTAGGTATCGGCCTATCTGTTGACGCGAACCTAAGTTAAACTCTGGGTAATCAATCCTGCTGAAGTCTGCTACTGCTGTCTCCCACTGCTCACCTAAGAACTTTAAACCAACTATAGAGTAGGTGCCGTCCTTCTTTACCTTCGGTGATACTTGTTTTATAAAAGTAGGTAGAGGTCTAAACTTCTCATGTACCTTATCCTCTAAGTCAAGCTTTTTCTCTTTTAATTCAGCTAATAAGACAAACGCTTTCTTCTGGTCTAGGAGCCAACCGTTCTTGATTTGCTGAGCAATAATGTCTTGTACTTGATGTTCAAGGTCAACGCTCTCACTTCTAAAATCATTAAGCTTCGAGATGAGTTTCTTGTAAACACGTTCATTAACTCTAACGTCTTGCTGACAGTACTCCACCATATCCTGAGAAAAATTAAGCCAATCATTGTAATCCCCTTTAAGGCATCCTAATTGCTCGCCCCAGCTATCTAGTGAATGACCACCTTGGCGTGAAGGCTCTGCCAAGCGTGACATAACAAGTGTGTCAGTTACTTTCTTATCAGTGAAGTCTACGTTCCAAAGCTTTTTGAGCGCCGGTATATCATAGCCAATTATGTTGTGGCCTATGATTTCCATCTGCTCAGAATAAAAGTAATCTTTAAAAGCAACCTCACTGGTAAACACTAGCTCTTTAGCTGTGCTTACTTCACGTACTGCAACACACCATATAAGAGTAGGCTCTAGCCCGTTGGTTTCAATGTCAAAGACTATCTTCTTCATTAAAACTTTAACTCCTCTTGTTTCCACTCGCAGGTAAACCCACAATCCGTCGGTTTATCTACTTTAAAGTTACCTCTATCACTGGCTAAAACGTCAAGATAAACAGCACCATTCTTATCCTTATTAATAGCGTGTCCTACTTTACGTTCCAACTTAGCCATTTTATCAAACGCTTCAGGAAAATCTACTCGTATCTTATTCCAGTAACCCATACCGCCTTTAACACAGCCTACGCAGTTGTTATTGTTGTAACCAAGTTTATACATCATAGGTATCTCTATGTTTAAACTCTCAATAAAACCTAAACAATCTTTCTTAGTATAACCTTCATCAAACAATATAAAGTCAGCGTTTACCTCATTATTAGAATCCAAAAACCTATCTACCCTGTTCCCTTCCTCAACTGTGTATCCAAACACCTGAATGTCGTCATGCCTCTGGTACTTCTTCCTGACATCCTTTTTCAAAATCATGGTACAAGGCGCGCCGGTTTGTCCTTTTATAAACTTACGCTTCTCAAAAACTTCGTAAATTGAGAAAGAGTGTTTATCATCCCCAATGATTTTAATAGGGATACCTGTACTTTTAGAAAAATCTCCCAAAAACCTCAAATTATCCTCATGTTCCTCAACCACTCTACAGTATACAGCTTCAAATTCAACTTCCGCATACTTCTTACTGGCCAAATAAGTAGCATAAGCACTAGCCGCGCCACAACTGAACCAAGATACCACACGCATTAAAAATCCACCTTATCATCGGCTACTGGACACGCTGTCTCAATCATACGGCCAGAGTCTTTATCGTAGTAGAGGTAACAAGCTGCACCAGTCAAACCAACAAACCGATTCTTCAGAACCCTAACGCACGTAGTGTTGCGTATATCAGCGTCTGGGTGCTGCTGGTCACGTTCTAAGCCAATCACCATGTCACTTAGCTGTGCGATACTGGCTGACCCCCTAAGCTCTCCTAAGCTAATCTTACCGCCGTCCTCGTGAGCCTTCTGACCTGATGGTCGGCGGAGGTGAGACACTAAGAACAAGCCGACACCTGTCTCCTGAACTATCTTACGGAGGTTAGTCATAATGCTATCAATAGCCTTACGCTCGTCTCCGTTGGCTTGGTCACTGACTACGATGCTCAGGTGGTCTAGGATAATCCACTTACAGTCTAAGCCTTTAGCCATGTAGCGTATGCGTCCTAGCAGGTCATCCTCACTGGTGCTGCCCCAATGGTCAAGCATATAGATACGTCCTGTACCCATAGTCTTTTCCCAGTAGCCTTTCTGCTCTTCAGTGGTAACTGCTGCTTTAACATCCGGTAAGTGTAGCTGCTTATTAGCTTCGATGGACATAATACCTAGAGCTGTCTTGGGTATATCTTCTTCCAGTGCCAAGATACCTATGTTATCTTCTGTCTGGTTCAACAAGTAGTGTTCCAACTCACGTACTATCTGAGACTTACCCATGCCAGAACCTGAAGTAATGGTAACCAGCTCTTTAGCCCTAAAGCCGTGGGTGTACTCGTTTAGACACGTCCAAGGGTAAGGAATAGAAACAGTCTGTGCTTGTTCCTGTAGCAAATCCCAAGTGTCTAAGCCTGACACAATACCATCGGGCCTGAATACCTTAGCATCCCACCAGCTACTAACAAACTCTGACACCTTTCGGGCCTTCAACATATCGCCTGCGTCCTTCAGGGGCAGTGTTACGTTCTTAGCCTTATTGGGTGTGAATAAAGTTAGTACAGACTGTGCTGCTTCCTGTCCCGCTTTGTCGTTATCAAAACAGACAATAACGTTATCGAAGCTCTCTAACCAGTCTAGGTTAGCTTTAATATCCTTAGTTGCACCGGCAGCGCCTGACCTAATTGATACTACTGGCCATTTGCCGTCGAACATCTCAGAGACAGCCATTGCGTCCGCCTCTCCCTCAGTGATGGTAATGTACTTACCGCCTTCTCTATATGCCTGTTGTCCAAACAGTCCTACATTGTCGAAGTTACCTGTTGCGTAGAATCCTTTGTTATCTACTTGTCTGACCTTCGTCCCTGTGGCCTGACCTGTGTCTTTATCGTAGTACGGGTAATGATGCTTGACAATCTTACCCTCTGGGGAGAACTCTACAGTCACACCGAACTTAGCTGCGATTGCCTGTGAAATCTTCCTATCGGGGATTGACGCTATAGTTCCTGTCATCTCAAATGCTCTTGTTTGCTTCTTAATTACATCAGCAAAGTCTGAGGCAGTTCCGTTGCCTCTCTCGTAGTGACCACACCCACCAGTAAAACAGTGGGCGTGTCCATCAGAGTACCTTGCAAGGTTGTTGCCTGAACCACACTTAGGACATGGCTCATGCTTTACAAAGGTAGACTCTTCTCTCATCCTTAAAAGTCCTCTGCGCCTTCCATCTCTGCTACTTCCAGAACCTTAACTTTGTTGAGGTAAGTACCCATTCCGTGTACAGGGTGCGGTTGACCGTCTGTATACAGTAGCCTGACTCTAGAGCCTCTGGTCACTCGACCACTAAACTCTGTCCCATCAGGGTTAAGCACTGGCACATCGAACTTACTGCTAAACTTACGCTGTTTGACGCCTTCGTACTCTCTCAGCTTGACACCCTTAGCATCTAGCTCATCTGCTGTTGCGTCATCTAAAGACACTACCAGAGAGAATTTACCAGTGGATTGATTGTTGTAGACCTCATGCTCAGTGAGGTTAGCGAATGCTACTGTACCTTCTAATGTTGCTAATGACATAGTTATTACCTTTCAGTTGGTTATTAAATTGATTCATCTACTTAAGTATACTTTAGTTAGTTACTTTAATGTTTAATCTTAAAGAACATAACATAAGGATATTATAGCATTAATTATAGCCTTTGTCAAATTCAAATTCATCTAGGCTAATTGTGAAGTCTATCTGGGTATCTACGGTGGCGTCGAAGTCACTGTAAGCCTTACTTGAAATCTTACTACAGTCGTAGCAAAGGCCTACCATTGTGTCTGATTTACCGTAGGTTTTGTTTAGTTCCGCGTTAGTCAATATAACGTCACAAGCTTTGCATCTACTCATTTTGTCTCTCTCCAAATGCGTTGTCGTGTTTCTGTTTGAAGTCGCTGTAAGACATTGCGTGGTATTCCTGTCGTAGCCTATCAGCGGCCATGGCTTGCATCTCTGATACTGTCATGCAGTAGAGCTGATACTCGACCAGCTCATTAACCATTACGTAGCTACTATCGTCTAGCCAGTCGCTCTGATGGTCGTAACCAATCAACTGCTCTTTAATCTTGCTCACTATTCGTCGTCCTCATCAAATGTATAAACGTTACCCCAAGAAATAACAATACAGGGCAGCAGTATTATAACACCTTGAAAGGGCATTGTCTCTATTTCCCCCGTTAAACTGTTCTGTGTATATACTGGCCTGCTATCGACGAATTCGATATCTAAACCGGTTCCAGCTCTAAACTCTATCGATAAATGCCTGTTAAATAATATCCAGCTCATAATTTACCCCCTTGTCTATGTAGTAGACCTGCTCTAAGGCCCTTATCGTAGCTTGTAAGGGCTTCTGGGGCCTCTCCTGACCCTACCCCAAAGCCTCTCAAGTATTCGCCTTCAGAAGAGCTTACAGTGCGTTCTTTAACGAATACACCATCTACCATTTTACCTTTGCGGTCTTTAATATCCTCGTAGGCATGGCTGAGGCACTCAAACAGACTCAAGCCATTACGCTCCGCTATATTGATGAGCACAACCAAACAGTCCCCTATATCATCAATTACCGGCTGTGATAGCAGAATGTTTGTTTCTAGCTCTTTAACCTCTTCGACTAGCTTGGTGTGCTGTGCGGCGTCGGTGCTGCCCGCTATCAAATTGCGGTCTCTGTGCCATAGCACTACCCGCATTTCTAATTGTTCTAAACTGTTCATTTTTAATTATCCTCATCTAGCCATTGGTTGTCGCCGCGTTCATCCGCTAACGCCTCGTCTCTCTCCCACTGATAAAACTGTGGGCTGTCATCGTCCCAAGTCAAATGTTCGTCGCCGTGCTCGTCCATCTTGTATACCTCTTAATTAATTAATGCTGTAAAACAGTACGCGATACTGTACCCAATTGCAAACCCCAGCGCGAAGCGCAGCACAGTGCCTAACATAGCGCCACCCGCAACCATGCCGAAGACAGTCTATCCGCCTCTGACTCAAGTTTGTTAAATTGTGACCGCTCCCGTGCCTTTTTACCGTATCGCTCTGGGTTGCGCTCGTGGGCCGGTGTGATATCCCAAGCGGTTATTTCGTTTTTACCTTTGAGCCTTCTGTACAGTGTGGCGTTGCTTATGTTAGTAATCAGAGACACCGCGTAAATGCTGTAACTGGCGCCGGTGATAAGCCGCGGGTGTTCACCGCTGAATATTAGCTCTTTAGTTTGTCGCATTGTTCTATACTCCAGTGTTATGAGTTAAGCCACTCAGCGTATGTTTTAGGTGGCTTACCGTCCAACCATAAACCCGTTTTTTTATCGACGGCTGATAAGTATATCGCATATTCTTGGTCATTCGTTCCTCTGGCCTGAGTTTGCCAAAAATCGTTTTGCTCTAATTCCATTATTTTATACTCCATAGCGGGCAATAATGGCCCAATTAAGGAACGTAAACATAGCGACGACACCCAATGACAGCGACAGATAAACCACACCATCCGCGATATATTGCTCGATTCGCTCTATCTTTTGCTTCTTGAGCAGTGCGCTGTTGCCCTTGTAATTGTTTAACATTATGCCACCTCGTCAAAGTCTGGGTCGCATTCACTAGTTGAAGTCAACAGGCAATCAATACGCTCCTGCGGCACTGTAAGGGCCTCGCAGCCGTTGAGCCATTTGTTGATATGCTTGGTAGTGGTGACGCTGTATCGCTCATCTGTGCGCACTAGTGTGCCATCAGTCAGACACGCAGCCACCGGCGTTTCATAGCTAAAGAATACCTGTGCAAAGCCCATATCTAACACTGTCATGTTACTAGCTATTTGTTTAATTTTCATTTTGTATCGCCTCTATTGGTTTGGTTTGCCCCTTGCGGGGCGTTGATTGGTTTATTCTCCACACAAGTTGCCGTCGAGAGAATCGAACGCAAAAATGCAGGCGTTGAATAATGTTGCATATGCTAATTTGGTTGCATATTCGTTAAACGTTGCGGCTTCGTATCCTATCTCATGCAATTGTTCCTCACCATCATCGGTGTCGCACTGTTGGCAAAGCTCTATAGCTTTATAAGTATAAATCACGCACTCATGCCCGTCACACGATTGGTGCATATAATCGTAAACATCCATGCCGTGACTTAGAAATTCCTCTTGAGCATCTTTGGCAATTCTGATGGCTTCTTGCTCTAACTCATATTGGTTCTTAATCATTGTTATCACCTTTGTTTTGTTTGTGTGTTTGTTGTCTTGATGGGTTGTATTCTAAAGCATCGCCGCATGGTGTCAATACCCTTTGACCATTTAATTACAATTAATTTCCACAGCATAGATATAAGGAGCGGGCGCGCGCGAATACTACAGATTGACAACCATTGTCAAACATTAGCGTGACCAATCCATCTTGATTAGTCACGAGTATCTCTTGCAGTGTGGTTGCTTGTGTGTTACATATGTGGTCTGTAGGTATCCTATAGCATACTCACTCCCCAGTTGTACAGGTGTAAACGTGACTATCCTTTCGCTTCTGGTCACCAATTGATTTGCTTGTGGGCCTTATGTGTGCTAGTGATTACCCGTGACCCTTGAGTACCATCCGGTCACCGATTGGGCTTGACAATTCCTGTAGCCTATGATAAACAGGGGGCGGGGGGCCGGTTGTGGCTTTGGTATTCTCATGGGTACCCTCTGATATACAAAAAAGTGACCATTTAGGAAGGAGACGTGTGTGAGCTATAAGTGTTACCAAAAGTAACAGTATTGTGTGTAAATAGGTGGCCCGTAAGTCATTGATTTATAAGGGAGTTCGCGGGTACACTTAAGTACACTAAAGGGGGTAGTTAAATTAACTGAAATACTTCTTGACTTCTAAGCTAAAATATGGTATAATATACCTATGTTATAAATTACTTCATTTAGTTATTAACATTAAGATATTAACAAAAGAACTTAACTAAAGGGTCTTAGGTATACTTAAGTATACTAAGGTAGCCCATAGGAGTTATATTGACTGAGAAAAAAGTAAAGAAACAAGCCTCTGGTAAGAGGATTGGGCGTCCACCTAAGTCTGAGGTTGTCAGCCGCAAGCGGGGAACCGTAGGGTCAGTAGGTAGACCTAAAGGTGACGCTGCTATCATCAATGAGTACAAGACTAGGATGCTTACGTCTCCTAAGTCTAAGAAGGTCTTAGAGTCTATCTTTGATGCTGCTTTAAATGATGACCATAAGAATCAGGCTGCTGCTTGGAAGCTAGTGATGGATAGGGTCTTACCTACCAGCTACTTCGAGAAGGATGCAGCAGGTGGTAACAAAGGTGGTATCAACATATCAATCACTGGTGTCGGTGGTGAGAAGACTGTCATTTCAGGTGGCTCAACAGAGCCCGTAGCCGAAGGAGAGTACACCGAAGATGTCTGATATCAACCAAGACCTAGATTACTTCACCAAAGAAGAGTTTGCCTGTCAGCACACAGGTGAGAATGAAATTAAAGATACATTCCTATTGAAGCTAGACCTGCTTAGAGCAAGGTGTGGTTTCCCGTTTGTTATAACTAGTGGCTATCGTAGCCCCGAACATCCGATTGAATCGAGAAAGGAGAAAGCAGGAACTCATGCCCAAGGCATTGCAGCTGACATTAAAGTTAGTACGGCACAACAAAGGTACACGCTGGTTGAGGAAGCTATCAAGATGGGATTTGGAGGCATTGGAATACACAGTGTCTTCGTGCATGTTGATATGCGCAATGTTGACGGTAATCGTCCGCCTGTAATGTGGTTGTACTAGTTAGTGACTGACTTAAAAGTTGAGTTGCTACCTTGGCAACAAGAGGTCTGGAATGATGAGGCTCGCTTCCAAGTAATAGCTGCTGGTAGACGTACAGGTAAGTCTCGTCTCGCTGCATGGAAGTTAATCATTGAAGGTTTGACTACGACTAAGGGTCACGTCTTCTACGTTGCCCCTACACAGGGTCAGGCTAGAGACATTATGTGGCAGACGTTACTGGAAGTAGGTAACCCTGTCATTGTGTCTAGCCACGTCAACAACCTACAGATTAAGCTAATCAACGGTGCTACCATCGCACTCAAGGGTGCTGATAGACCAGAGACTATGCGTGGTGTCAGCCTTAAGTTCTTGGTCATGGATGAGTACGCCGATATGAAGCCGGAGGTCTGGGAGCAAATCCTAAGACCTGCCCTAGCTGACCAAAAGGGTTCAGCGATGTTCATAGGTACGCCTATGGGCCGTAACCACTTCTACGACCTACATCAGTACTCTGTGCTGGCTAAGGATAAAGACTGGAGTGGTTGGCACTTTACTAGTTACGATAATCCTCTCCTAGATAAGGAAGAGATTAATGCGGCTAAGAAGTCGATGTCAGCATTCTCCTTTAGACAGGAGTTCATGGCGTCCTTTGAGGCAGCGGGTGGTGAGCTCTTTAAGGAAGAGTTCGTAAAGTTCTCAGAGGAAGAGCCTAAAGATGGTGGTTATTACATTGCTGTCGATTTGGCAGGATTTGCAGATGTCCAGAAAGCTACAACTAAGACTAACCGTCTTGACCAAACGGCTATCGCTGTGGTTAAAGCGAACACTGAGGGCTGGTGGGTTGCTAATATCATACATGGCCGTTGGGGTGTCGAAGAGACTGCCAGACGAATCTTTGAAGCAGTCAGAGACTACCAACCAATCTCAGTAGGTATCGAGAAAGGTGCCCTAAAGAACGCTGTATATCCATACCTGAATGATATAATGAAGAAGAACCAACGCTTCTTCAGGGTGGAAGAGCTTACCCACGGTAACCAGAGGAAGACCGATAGGGTTGTCTGGGCCTTACAGGGTAGGTTTGAGCACGGTAATATAACACTTAATAAGGGTGAATGGAACGCTCCCTTCTTAGATGAGTTGTTTCAGTTCCCTAATAAGCTTGTTCACGATGATTTGATAGATGCCTTAGCCTACATAGACCAATTGGCTAAGATAGCCTACGCTATTGATTACGAAGAAGAAGAATACGAATTCCTAGACACCTACGCAGGGTACTAAACTATGTTAGATTCCAACGAACCATTCACTATTGAAGAATCACTAGAAGGATGGGTAAGTAATAAAGCAATGTCTTGGAGAGATTACTTCGAGGCTAACTACTCACAGAAGTTTGATGAGTATTATCGTCTCTGGCGTGGCCAATGGTCTCCAGAAGACAAGACTAGACAGTCAGAACGCTCTCGTATCATCAGCCCAGCACTACAACAAGCCGTTGAGTCCTCCGTAGCGGAGCTAGAGGAAGCTACTTTTGGTCGTGGTAAGTGGTTCGACATCAAAGATGACTACATGGACAAAGACCAAGCAGACGTAATGATGCTTCGTAACCACCTAGAGTCCGACTTTAAGCGTAACAAAGTCCGTAAAGGTGTAGCTGAGTGCTTAATCAACGCTGCTGTCTTCGGTACTGGTATCGCTGAGATTGAATTGTCAACTGAGAAAGAATTTAAGCCAGCTACTCAGCCTCTGATGGACGGAGAGCTAACAGCAGTTGGTGTCAACATCGTAGACCGCACCTGTGTCAAGCTACGACCCGTCATGCCACAGAATTTCCTTATCGACCCAGTAGCTACGTCCGTTGATGATGCTCTAGGTTGTGCTGTAGATGAGTTTGTCTCACGCCACGTAGTGGAAAAGCTACAGGAACAGGGTGTTTATCGTGACGTAGAGCTACAGGAAGCCCAACAGGACTTCGATATTGAGCCTGACCACGACATTCAGTCTATATACGAAGAAGATAAGGTACGTCTAACCAAATACTACGGTTTAGTACCCCGTCACCTCCTAGAAGAGGCTATGAAAGACCCCGACGCAGAGGAAGAAGCAGTTAGCTTGTCAAGTGACGACGAAGAAGATGACAGCTACTACGTTGAGGCTATCGTTGTTATTGGTAATGACGGTGTTTTACTCAAAGCTGAAGCTAATCCGTACATGATGGGTGACCGTCCTATCATTGCATTCCCTTGGGATGTCGTTCCTAGCCGTTTCTGGGGCAGAGGAGTATGTGAGAAAGGATATAACTCTCAGAAGGCGTTAGACGCAGAACTACGAGCTCGTATTGATGCTCTAGCACTGACTGTACACCCTATGTTGGCTATGGATGCCTCTCGTATGCCTCGTGGCGCTAAGCCGGAAGTACGTGCAGGTAAAGTTATCTTGACAAATGGTAACCCCGCTGAGATTCTACAGCCATTTAACTTCGGTCAAGTCAGTCAGATTACCTTCGCACAGGCAGGTGCCCTACAACAGATGGTACAGACCTCTACAGGCGCTGTAGACTCCACTGGTGTGTCAGGTGGTATTAACGGAGAAGCGACGGCAGCGGGCATCTCAATGAGCTTAGGAGCCATCATTAAGCGTCACAAGCGCACTTTGATTAACTTCCAAGAATCATTCATCGTTCCCTTCGTCACTAAGGCTGCTCATCGCTACATGCAGTTTGAACCAGAGATGTACCCTGTTGCTGACTACAAGTTTGATGTATCTAGCTCTCTGGGCATTATTGCTCGTGAGTATGAGGTTACACAGCTTGTACAGTTACTACAGACCATGTCTCCAGACACCCCGATGTACCCTGAATTAGTTAAATCAATTGTTGACAATATGAATTTGTCCAATCGTGAAGAGCTTATCGCTAAGCTTGACCAAGCTAACCAGCCTAACCCAGAAGCACAGCAGGCTCAACAGGCTGCACAACAAGCTCAGATGGCCTTCCAAGCCTCACAGACTGCTGCACTCAACGGACAGGCCCAAGAGTCACAGGCACGAGCTGCTAAGGCTGCTGCTGAAGCACAGGCTGTACCACAGGAGCTTGAGATTGACCGTATCAGAGCAGTTACAGCTAACCTTCAGGCTGGAGATGCAGACGACAAAGAGTTCCAGAAGCGTCTTAAAATCTCTGAGCAGCTACTGAAGGAGCGTGAAGTAGCTGTTAAGGAAGTAACTAAACAACCCAACCCGCAACCTACACAAGGATAATTGCTACAATGGTACTAACAAGTAAAATGTTTGGAGACGCTATGCAGCAAGTAAACATAGCGTTTGCAGAAGTCAATAAAAAGGTTGACAAACTAGAATTAGAAGTTAAAGAACTTAAAGCTAATCAGGAGAAGCCCAGTGGCGACACCAAGAAAGGGAAAAGCAAAGGTTAAGGTAACCTCTAGTGGTAAGAAGGTAAGCTACGGGCAGGCTGGTAAGGCTAAAGGTGGTGGCCCTCGTGTAAAACCGGGGACTTCCAAGGGCGATAGCTACTGCGCTAGAAGCCTTGGCATCAAGAAGGGCTTACCCAAAGCTAAACAAAATGACCCTAACACCCCCAACAACCTCTCACGTAAGCGTTGGAAGTGTTCTGGGGCTAAATCGAGAAAATAACATGACGTGTGGCAAAGCAAAGACCAAGAAGAAAAAGAAAGCAGCTCTCCCTAAGCGTGGACAGCGTACTTTAAAAAACAAGTCTAAGTCAAAATAACACTTGACTTTTACCTTAAAATATGCTATAATGTACTATAGTATACTTTAGTAAGTTACTTAAATTTTAACCCTTAAACTGTCCTAAAAGGATAAACAGTATGATTGACAAAGAATTAGAAAAGTATTACGAAAGCATGTACACGTTGTTCCGTAACGAAGGCTGGAAGTCTCTTCTTGCTGATTTACAGGCCAACTCTGTACACATTAACTCAGTGGAACAGACTACAGATGAGAACAACCTGCACTTCCGTAAGGGTCAGCTTTCCATCATTGCTAGTCTCCTGACACTGGAGCAGCAGATTAGAGCCGCAGAGGAACAGGCACAAGAAGAGCCTGATGACGAAGAAGAGCAAGAAGCATCCTGATGCGGGTCATGTTTGATTTCCAATGTTCAGAAGGACATGTTACTGAGTTATTTATAGACAGTAATACTAAGGAGGCTGACTGTGCTACTTGCGGTCAGCTTGCTAAAAAAATGATTACCCCTGTTCGCAGTAAGATTGACCCTATTTCTGGTGATAATGTAGGTGCTACGATGAAATGGATGAAGATGCGCGAACAGAAACTGAAGCAAGAGCGTAAGGCCAACTCTGAGTAATCAGAAGCTTTACTTACATGAAACCTCCACAATGATAATATATCACGGAGTTTAATAATGGCAACACTTATAGACGAGCGTCCAGAGGACATCAACGAAGAAGAACAGATTACAACTTTTGATACAGCTCCTGAACCAGAGGAAGCTCCACAACAAGAGCCAACCCCTCCAGAAGAAACTGTAACTGAAGATGACATCCCTGAGAAGTACAAAGGAAAGTCAACTGCTGATATTGTACGGATGCACCAAGAGGCTGAGAAGCTTTTAGGTAGACAGAGCAGTGAAGTGGGGGAGTTACGTAGCGTAGTTGATAGTTACATTCAGACACAACTCGACACAAACGATACACCAGCACCAACGCAAGAACCTGAAGAAGAAGTAGATTTTTTCTCAGACCCAGACAAGGCTGTCGCTAGAGCTATTGCTAATCATCCTTCCATTAAGAAGGCTGAGGAAACAACTCTACAAAACAAACGTGCATCTGCGCTGTCACAACTAAACCAACGACACCCAGATATGCAAGAGGTCATCTCTGACTCTAAGTTTGTTGACTGGATTAAAGGCTCTAAGATTAGAACCCAGCTCTTTGCTCAAGCAGACCGTAGTTATGATTACGAAGCCGCTGACGAACTTCTCACTAACTGGAAGGAACGTCAAGGTGTAGTAACTCAGACCTTAGCTGCTGAGAAGGCAGGACGTAAGGAAGCAATTAAGTCAGCCTCTACAGGAAGTACAAAGGGTAATGGACAACAACAGTCTAGGAAAATCTATAGACGTTCAGACATTATTAAACTAATGCAGGACGACCCAGACCGGTACTTACAACTTAGTGATGAAATTACTAAAGCGTATGCCGAAAAGAGAGTCCGCTAACTCAAATATTATTATTTAAAGGTATTATCTCATGGCTACATCAGTATATCCCGCCACAGGCGGCATGGTTGACAACACAAGCGCAGCAACTTTCATCCCAGAAATCTGGAGTGACGAAGTTGTCGCAGCATACAAGTCTAACTTAGTTCTGGCTAACCTCGTTAAGAAGATGAGCATGTCAGGCAAGAAAGGCGACACCATTCACGTACCTAAGCCTCTCCGTGGTTCCGCTAGTGCTAAAGCAGCTAACACCGCTGTTACTATTCAGAACGGAACTGAAGAAGAAGTTTTGATTTCTATCGACAAGCACTTTGAGTTCTCTCGCTTGATTGAAGACATCACCGAAGTACAGGCTCTGGCTTCTCTCCGTCAGTTCTACACCGGTGACGCAGGCTACGGTCTGTCTAAGCAGGTTGACGAAGATTTGTTCCTGTTGGGTAAGAAGTTCGGTGACGACAACGGTAGTGGTTCCGACTGGATTCACAGCAACACTTACAACTTCTCTGGCTCTGCTGGTATCGAAGCTTACGCTGCTGATGCTGTAGCTGCTGGTGACGTATTTAACGATGCTGGTTTCCGTGCTGCTATCCAGAAGCTGGATGACGCAGACGTACCTATGGACGGTCGTTCTTTCGTAGTTCCTCCTTCCATCCGTAACGCTATCATGGGTGTTGACCGCTACATGTCTTCTGACTTCGTAGATGGTCGTGGTGTTAAGAACGGTCAGATTGGTAACCTGTACGGCATTGACGTATATACTACTTCTAACTGTCCTGTACTTGAGACTGCTGCCCAGAACGCTGCTGGTGGTGAAGTTAAAGGTGCATTGTTGTTCCACAAGGACGCTATGGTTCTTGCTGAGCAGCAGGGTGTTCGCTCTCAGACTCAGTACAAGCAAGAGTTCTTAGGAACCCTTTACACTGCTGACACTCTGTACGGTACTCAGGTACTTCGTCCAGAAGCAGGTCTCGTTCTAGCTGTAAACGGCTAAGACAACTAAGGGGCTCCTTAACGGGAGTCCCTTCTTTTACACCCTCATTTCTTATCATCACTTTTTTTCGTAGGGGCTATGAATGGCTATTTATCGAGGAACAGGAGGAGCCAGTGATTCAACTGACGATTCCACAATATCCGCAGTAACTACACAGGCAGGTATAGCCACTACTAAAGCAAGTGAAGCAGCTAGTAGTGCTACTGATGCCAACACAAGTGCGACTAACGCAGCCGCCTCAGCAACAGCAGCTTCAGGCCACGCCAGTACATCTTCCGACAACGCAACGGCTTCCTCTGGTTCAGCAACAGACGCAGCAGGTTTTGCTACAGCAGCTTCTAACTCAGCCACAGCAGCATCTAATTCAGCAACCGCAGCAGCAAACTCTGCTAGTACAGCAAACAGCACTGAAGTACAAGCAGTAGCAGCTAAGACTACAGAGATTACAGGTGTCTACAACGACATCGCCAACGTCAACACTGTTGCAGGTAATATTACTGACGTAAACACTGTAGCTACTAATTCTTCCAACATCACGGCAGTAGCCGCAGATGCCTCAGACATCGGCACAGTAGCCGGTTCCATCAGCAACGTAAACACCGTTGGTGACAACATTGCTAGTGTAAACACTGTAGCAAGTAACAACACAAACATTAATACTGTAGCTGCTGACGCAAGCGACATAGGTACAGTAGCTGGTATCTCCGGTAACGTAACTACCGTAGCAGGTATAAGCAGCGACGTAACAACCGTAGTTGGTCTAGAGTCTAAGATGGACACTGTCATTGCCGATGCAAGTGACATAGGCACAGTAGCGGGTAACATTGGTGATGTATCAACTGTAGCTGGTATTAGTAGTGACGTAGACACAGTGGCCGGTATAAGCTCTGACGTTACGTCTGTAGCCGATAACATGACTGCTGTACAGAATGCTACCACTAGCGCCACTAACGCCGCCACAAGTGCTGCCAGTGCGTCTGACAGTGCCTCTGCTGCCGCTACTAGCGCAGGGACTGCAAGCTCTAGCGCATCTGACGCATCTACATCTGAAACTAACGCAGCTAACAGTGCAACCTCTGCGAGCAATAGCGCTACTGCTGCATCTGGTTCAGCCAGTGCTGCTTCTGGTAGTGAGAGTGCTTCCTCTGGTTCAGCCAGTGCTGCCGCAAGCAGTGCATCAGCAGCCTCCACTAGCGCAAGTAATGCGTCTAATTCAGAGACTAACGCAGCCTCTAGTGCCACTGCTGCCTCTGGCTCAGCGAGTGCTGCTGCTACAAGTGAGACTAACGCTACTGCTTCAGAGTCTAATGCTAACGCTTCCAAGAATGCTGCTGCTACAAGTGCAACCAATGCAGCAACTAGCGAGACTAACGCAGCAGCTTCTTACGATAGCTTTGATGATAGATACCTTGGTGTTAAAAGCTCAGCGCCTGCTACCGATAACGATGGTGGTGCTTTGTTAACTGGTGCGTTGTACTTCAACTCTACCAACAACACTATGAATGTCTTCACAGGCAGCGCATGGGCACCTGTAGCCAACAACAACATCATCAATCCTAATGTTGCCTTGACTCAAGACTTAGCTACTAATGGTAATGACATTAAGTTTGGCGACAACGACAAGGCTACGTTTGGTGCTGGTGATGACCTACAGATTTATCACAATGGTTCTGACAGCTATGTAGATGATGCAGGAGTAGGTGATTTAGTTCTGCGCGGTAATAACCAAGTTTTGATAAAGGACAAAGCCACTAATGATACAATGGTTAATTGCCGTTCTGGTCAGTTTGTAAAGTTATACTACAATAACGCAGAAAAACTAGCCACCACCTCCACAGGCATAGACGTTACTGGCACAGCCACGATGGATGGGCTTACTGTTGATGGTAATGTTGAATCTTTAGGAACTTTCATATTAAACAACGGAACTGATAAGTGGCAGAACTTATTTAGCACCAATGATTTAATTATAAGAAACAACCACAATACGTCTTGGTATAACCGCTTACGAATAAGTTATGACGGAGACATCAGCTTCTACGAGGACACAGGCACAACGCCTAAGTTGGTATGGGATGCGTCTGCGGAGTCTTTAAGCCTAAGCTCAAACAGCGCCTATGTAGTTACAAACTCAGGTAAAGCAATTAACGGATTAGACATAGCAGGAGCAGAAGGTTCGCTTGGCAGTTATGGCGGCG